TGAATGGTGGAGCCATGAGAAAAAAGGGTTACAAAGCCGGCGGTAAAGTAACACCTAGAAAAATGATGAATGGTGGAGCCATGAAAAAGAAAATGATGAGAAAAGGTGGAGCTGCTAAAAGCAGAAGATAATGCCCTACTTACAAAGCAATATTCCACATTTTAAATGTTGGGTAAGAAGGGAATACACCTGTAATCATACAAACTACCATGGCGAGTTTTTACACGCCATGGCTATTGCAGTCACGACCATACCAAATAGATGCCTTAGTTTTCAACTTATATTTACTGGTTGTGAAACAGATGATACCAAAAATCCCAACGTACATGGCGGTGCTATGTGGGCGAGAATGCCCATAACAGCTCTCATGGCAGATATTGTAGTTGATGAATGGCCAGATTCTATGGCTGTGCATGACGCGCAACCTTGGGATTGTTCTTCTTACACACACGCTGTTTACACTTTAGATAGAGCTACACCTTGTCCCTGGATGGCTAAAATTGGTGGTGCTTTTTATCCTGCTAAATACCTGTTTACAGTTGATTATTCTGAAAGTGAGATAGCTGATGATCCAGCACAACATAAACAAAGTCATGTAATGTATTTGTTAGATGCAGGAGAATGGACAGGTAATCTTGTAGCATTGCCAAACAATCGAGTTCGTGTTACACATCCAGCATGGTTTGAAACAGGAGTAGGTGCTCCAGATTTTAAACCATCACAGTATGTACATTATTCTAAATCTGATTTAGACTATACATTAGACGTAAATAGAATTTTTGATAATTTGTACAATGAGGATTAAATGGCTTTATCAGGATCAACCAACTTTGAACCAGCTGTTGATGAGTATATAGAAGAAGCTTTTGAAAGATGTGGTCTTGAAGTAAGAACAGGATACGATCTTAAAAGTGCTCGTAGATCATTAAATTTAATGTTAGCTGAGTGGGCAAACCGTGGTTTAAATCAATGGACAATAGAACAGAGAACACAAACAGTAACTGCTGATGATACTGAGTATGATTTAGGTACAGATGTTATAGACATCTTATCTGCTGTAGTAAGAAGAAGTAATACTGATTTTAATATGACTAGGATTAGTAGAGATGTTTATCTAGCTATTCCAACAAAAACAAGCACAGGTAGACCTACACAATTTTTCTTAGACAGACAAATAACTCCTAATTTAAAAATATGGCCTGCTCCTGAAAACAGCACAGACGTAATTAGGTACGATGCTCTTACAAGAATGAATGATGCTGATACTGCTCAAAATACATTAGAAATACCTTTTCGTTTTTACCCTTGTTTAACAGCTGGATTAGCTTATTATATTTCACTTAAAAGAGCGCCAGAAAGAATACAATTATTAAAAAGTGTGTATGAAGAGGAGTTTGATAGAGCTATGGCTGAAGACAGAGACAGGTCCTCGTTTAATATTACGCCTAGTATGGATTATTATAAGGTGGGTTAATGAGTTTTTCATCTGGAAAAAATGCTTATTTTATATCAGACAGAAGTGGATTAAAGTTTCCATATCGTCATAAGGTAAGAGAGTGGAATGGTTCTATTGTAGCTAAATCAGAGTACGAGCGTAAGCACCCTCAATTAGATCCAAGACCAAAAAAAGCTGATGCGCAGGCTTTAAGAGATGCTAGGCCCTCAAGAACAGAACCGGCAGTCGCTGTATTATTAAGATTAAACCCTTTTACAACGGGAGCGGCTAGTGTAAATCCTACAACAGTAACCGTTCAAGAACATGCTCATGGAAGATCAGCTTCAAGCACAGTAAGGTTTAGAGACGTTGCACCTTTTGACGGTATTACAAGTAGTGCAATGGAAAACTCAAGTGGGTTTACGATTGTGAGTGTTGTAGATGAAAATAATTATACAATATCTGTAACAGGTACGGCTGTTACTGGTTTAATAAAAGGTGGGGGTGGCATAGCTTCCGCTGGTCCTGTCACATTGGAGGATTAAATGAGTTTTACTTTAACAACATTAAAGTCAGCCATACAAGACTACTCAGAAAATAGTGAAACTACTTTTGTTAATAATTTAAGAGAATTTATTAGAGCAACTGAAAATAGGATATTTAAATCAGTTGACTTTGAAGTATTTCGTAAAAACGTAACAAGTGCTACAACATCCTCAGATAGGTTTTTATCTGTGCCAGATGATTACTTAGCCTCTTTTAGTTTATCTATAACAAATTCTAGCAATATAGAATTTTTGTTAGAAAAAGATGTAAATTTTATACAGGAGTATAATCCAAATAGTTCTACAACTGGTGCACCTAAATATTACGCACGATTTGATGTAAATAATTTTATACTCGCGCCAACACCTAATAGTAACTATTCTGTGGAATTACATTATTACTATCGACCTACAAGTTTAGCAGATAGCACAATTGAATTAACAGTAGCTTCTTCATCTAGTTTGGCAGCTAATGAGGTTATTACAGGGGCCTCTAGCGGTGCTACAGCTACCATACAAAGCAAAAACGACAGTACAAACAAATTAACAATTATTGTTCCAACAACTGCGTTTACAAGTGGTGAAACAGTAACAGGGGGCACAACGGGTGCCTCTTCAGCTATATCTGCCATATCAAGTGATACTACAACAACATGGTTGAGCACGAATGCACGAAATGCTATGTTATATGGAGCGTTATATGAAGCTTACATTTTTATGAAAGGTGAACAAGACGTTTTAGTTATGTATGAAAAAAGATTTAATGAAGAACTTATGAGATTAAAAGATTTAGGTGAGGCTAGGGAAAATGCTGATGCTTATAGGCAAGGATTACCTAGAAGAGCAAGGACATAGGAGATAAATTATGGCAACCTCAAACGCAGCAACCAACTATTTAGAAAGAAGATTATTAAATTTTTTATTTAAAAATAATTCTCTTAGTTTTTCAAGTCCAGGTGACAGTATATATGTTGGACTAGCAACAGCAGTATCTGCGGCTGAAACTGGTTCTTTAACAGAGGCAAGTTTTGGTGGATACCTTAGACAGCAAGTAACTGCATCTAATTGGACAACAATAGGTGCTGACTCAACAGATACACAGACAGCAAAAAATGCAAGTGAAATTGAGTTTCCTGCAAAGACAGACAGTGGGAACGTTACAATCACTCATGTATTTATCGTAGACGCAAGTTCAAGTGGTAACATACTGTTTGTAGGTGCTTTGGATGCAAGTAAAACTTTAGCACAAAACGATATATTTAGAATTAACACAAATAACTTGAGTATTGAGTTGAAGTAATGGCCTTAGAAATACATGATAGAGTAAAAGAAACTACAACCACAACAGGCACTGGAACATATACGTTAGCTGGTGCTGTAACTGGTTTTGAGACTTTTACTGCTAATCTTGATAACAGCGATACAACTTACTATTGTTGTACTGACAATACTGATTTTGAAATTGGTATTGGCACATTTACATCTTCTGGAACTACATTAGCCAGAACAACTATATTAGCAAGTTCTAACTCAAATAGTGCTGTAAACTGGTCATCTGGTACAAGAACTATATTTATGACATATCCTGCTGATAAGGCAGTGTTTGAAGATGCAGATGGTCATGTATCTATACCACATGATTTGTTTATTGCAGGTGGTCTGATTGATCTTAAAAATGATGGTGGTGCTGTATCACAGATTAAGTTTTATTGTGAAAGTTCAAATGCTCATGCACAAACTCTTATTGGTGCACCACACTCTGCACAAGCAGCCAATACGTTAAGGCTTCCAGATCATGGTGCAAATGTTACCACTACATCAGATTTAGTTTCTACAACGATAACACAAACATTAACAAACAAAAGTATAGACTCTGACAACAACACAATAACAAACATTGTTAATGCTGATATAAAATCGAGTGCAGCGATTGCTGATACTAAACTTGATACAATATCAACAGCAGGTAAAGTTGCCATCAGTGCATTGGATATTGATGGTGGAACAGATATAGGTGCTGCTCTTGCAGATGCAGATGAGATCATAGTTGACGATGGTGGAGGTGGCACAAACAGACGTGCTGACATGAGCCGTGTAAAAACATACATAGCTGATGTAACTCTAACAACAGCCGCACAAACTAATATTACATCATTAGGAACGCTTACAGCTCTTACTGTAGATGATGTGGCAATTGATGGCAAAGTCATTACCATGACAGGTTCTACTAGTGATACAGCCACTATAACAGTAGGAACAAATGGCACATTAGATATTGTTACAACTGATGACAATGCAGCAGCAGCTAACATACAAATTACGGCAGATGGTACGGCAGAACTTGCAGGAACAACTGTAACACTAGATTCAAGTGGTGGTATCACATTAGATGCAGATGGTGGTACAATAACTTTTTCAGATGGTGGTGCTTCATTAGGAACAATTACTTCTAGTGGTTACTCTGGAACTGCTGCAGTTGCTACTACAGTTACAATTACAGACAATGAAAGCACAAATGAAGATAATGCGATTGTCTTTACGGCAGGTGGCGATGTAGATGGTGGTAATCTTGGATTAGAGAGTGATGGTGATTTAACTTATAATCCAAGTACAGGAAGACTAACAGCGACACAGTTAGCAGGTACATTACAAACTGCAGCACAAACTAATATTACATCAGTTGGAACTTTAACAAGTTTAACAACATCTGGTAATATAGAATTAGGTCATGCAAGTGATACAACTTTATCCAGAGCAAGTGCAGGTGTATTAGCAGTTGAAGGTAAAGAATTAGCTACAAAAGGGTTCGCTACAGCTATGGCTATAGCGTTGTGAATAGGAGAATATAATGGCACAAGATTTTGAAAGAGATAAAGCAAGAAATGTTGGAACAAGTGCTTCTACGTTAAGAACAGCAAATTCAGATGATGCCATAGTAGGAATAAATGTAGCAAATACAACAACAAGTCAAATTACAATAGATGTATTTATCCATGATGGCTCAAATGATTTTTACATTGTTAAAAATGCACCAGTGCCTACTGGGGGTGCAATTCAAGTTTTAGATGGTGGTGCTAAAATTGTTATGCAGAATAATGATGTTTTAAAAGTGCAAAGTAATACAGCAAGTTCAGCAGATGTTTGGGTTTCTGTTGTTGATGCAATTAGTGAGTAGGAGATAACCTAATGCCATATATAGGAAACACACCAGCAGTAAACTTTGCATCAGTCACTAAAGATACATTTAGTGGTAATGGTAGTACGACTGCATTTACATTATCTAAACCAGCAACGACAAATGGTGTAGCTGTTTATGTTGAGAACGTAAGACAGATACCAACAACAGCATATGCAATTAGTGGTACTACATTGACGTTTACTGGTGCTCCTCCAAGTGGCACGAATAATATTTATGTAATGCACCACAATACACCAGTAAGTACAGCAACACATCCTGCGGCACAAAACCTTACAGCCGTAGATGGTACGTTTACAGGAGATGTTTCTGTAGGAGATGATTTAAGTCTTGCATCAGACAGTGCAGCGTTAAATTTTGGAGCAGATAACGATGTCACTTTAACTCATCTTGCAGATAAAGGATTAATTTTAGATGTAGGCGACCAAACAACAAGTAATTTTGGAACAGCGAACACATCTGCTGATAATCTTGTTGTTGGTGGCACAGGTGCTGTTGGTATG